AAGTTGCTCGAGGTCGTACCCACATCGAGCAGGTTGCGGATCGTCAGCGGACGCAGCGGCTCCTCGACGACGCCCGGAAGGCGATCGCTCCAGATACCCGCGCCACCGCTGCCGTCGATCGACGTGATGGCCTTGAGCTCGAAGGCTTCGGAGTGACCCTTGCCGCCGCGCTTCACGAAGTCCTTCAGCTGCTGCGACTCGACGAACAACTCGCCGGCGGTCTTGACGAGGCGCGTCTGCGAAGACTGCTTCGTGTCCTCCGCCATCTTCTGCTCGAGGTCAGCCAGCCGCCCGTGCAGCTTCTGGTTCTCCTCGGTGATCTTCGCCATCGCTTCCTTCGTGCCCTCCTGGGCCTTGCCGAAGTTCGTGATGTCGGTCTGCACCTGCTTCAGGATGACATCGGCTTCCTTCGTCTTTTCGCCGATGGCCTCTTTGATCGACGCCAGTAGCGCCTTACGCTCTTCCTCGTTCATGACAGTAGCTCCTTCGCCGAGAACGGCGATTTCGTGTTGAGAGACTTGATACCTTCGATCAGTTCGTCGAGCACCGGTTTCCCGACGCCTTTGCTTTGGCCCTCAACGTCTCGCAGGAGCCCCGCGTAGCCATGGCCGACGAGAGCCTTGGCTTGCGATCGGGAGAATCCGGCATCACGCAGGACCTCCTCGATTTCTTTGATGGACGGAGCGCTGCCCTCGACGAACATGCTCCGCACCTCTGTGATCAGCGATTCCTGGTTCGCAGGGAAGGTCACGATCGAGACCTCCCACAGGTCGATCTCCTTGAGCGTGAGCAGCTTCGTATCGCTGTTCCACTCCTCGACGACCGAGTTGAACCCGATCGACATGCCGTCGACCGTCTTGCTCTGCATCAGGGCGCGCGCCTCGCGGGCGCGCTGCACGTCCCTGACGAGCAGCTGGCCTTCGGTGTAGAGGCCGCGCTCGTCCTCGACCATCTTCGTGAACGGACCGACGGGCTCCGCGCTCCTGTGCTGCCACAGGGCGGGAGGCAGGCGATTGCGCGACTGCCACTTGCGCAGCGTGTTCGCGAACGCGCCCGGCGCCACGACCTCGCGATACGCGTCGATCACGTTGTACACGCTGGCGTAGCCCGAGAAGTGGCCTTCTTCGTCGACCTCTTTGACGTCGAACGTGAAGTTGCGTACCTTACGCTTCATCGTCGTTACCTCTGCTGTTGCCTGCGTCGTCGAGTCCGAGGAAGTTGCGCAGCGCGTCCCGGACCTGGACGGTGTTGTCGGGCATTGTACCCAGTTTCTCGATCGGTGACATGTTGCTCTGGACCGTCAGCTTATCTGCGTTCGGCTCAGCGCTCTTCGGCAGGTTCTCCTTGGCCCTCGCCTCGTTGCGAGTGTAGACGCCGTTCTGCGTCATCTGGCTCAGGAACGACGCGCGCGCCGCGCTGTCGCCGCGCAGCAACTCGTCCAGGTTGAACGCCGCGTAGTACCCCTGGCCCTGTTCCTCGGGCGTGAGCAGCTGGCGGAAGATCTCCTTCTCGATCGTCGTCAGCACCGGCCCGAGGCCGAGCTTCAGCCAGCCCAGGATGATCTGCTCCACGCCGCTGCCCCACATCGTCTGCCCGTCCGTCGCGTGGTGCACGAGGATCGGAGGCACGTCGTACCACGAGCAGATCTCCTCGAACGAGTACTTGCGAGACGACAGCAGCTCGACGTCGATCGGCTTGAGGCTGAGCGGCTCGAACTTCGTCGCGTTCTCGGCCACCATCACGCCGAACTGTTTGTCGCTGTCCTGCCCGGTCCCGGTCCCGACGAAGTCGTTGACGATGCGCTTGTACGCCGCGCGCTGGTCCGGCTTCAGCCACTGCGCGATCGTGAGGATGCCGCTCGCCCGCAGCCCGTTCTTGTACGACAGGTTCGCCGCGCGGTCCCCTGCCATCGAGAGACCCAGCGTGTTCGCCGCGTACTGGATCCGGGAGAGCCCGGTGTAGCCGTCCATCGAGCGGTCGATCACGACGAACACGTCGTCGGCGGACAGGTCCTCGTTCTTGTCTCCGCCCGTGATTCCCATCGGCCAGTAGCGATACCGAAGGCGGCCATTGCTGTCGAGGTAGGCCGTCATGTACTCCGGCCGCATCGGTCGCAGCCCGACGAGCCTGCCGTTGATCTTCATCTTGCGGGCGTAGCACACGCCCCACGTCATCATCGAGGCGACCATCGCCTGCCAGAACTTCGCGCTCGACATGTCCTGGTTCGGGATCGAGTGCAGGATCCGCCACAGCGGATGGGCCCTCTCCTGCATCGCGCTCTGGCCGTCGGCGCTCCTGTACAGGCACAGCGGCAGGCTCATCACGGTGTTCGCGTACCGCCAGACGCACGCCCACACGGCGCTGATCGACAGCGACAGCTCGGGCGTGATGTTGACGCCGCCGTACGAGCGCGCCAGGTTGACGGGTCCCTGCGCCTGCCCGCCCCCGGGCCACAGCCGGAAGGTGCGCTTGCCTGTGTCGAACGGGAACCACGTGAAGATCGGTGAGAAGAACGAGCGCAGTCGCGATGGCGCAGGGGCCGAGCGCTGCACCACCATCAACTGCTGCGACCTGGCGTTGACCAGGTTCGGCACGCCGAGCGTTTTGTCTGTCATGCTATCGGGTCCTCGAAGAATCCGGACGAGCCGTCGTCGGTGTCAGAGATCGCGAGCCCGAGAGCCATCAGCACCGCGCAGATGCCGTCGATCTTGTCTGCCGATCGCTTCTTGTCGGGAGCCATGTTCAGGTTCACGTCGTACCTCGGCACCAAGTTCGCAGCGTTCCACTGGAGCACAGGGTTGCCGCCGTGGACCAGCGCGCCCGTGCTGTACGCGACGTCGAGTGCCTGCATCGCGGGATGGTAGCTGCGCGGACCCTGAACGAAAACCTCGAGCTCCAGCCCCTCGTTGGTCAGCTCTGTCACCAGCTGCTGGGCGTTCCACGGATCATACGCGATTTTCACCGGGTTGGACATCTGGACGTCGGCCAGGATGGCCTGCCGGATCACGGCGTAGTCGACGCGATCGCCCTCGGTGACCGTCACCCAGCCAGCTTCGATCCATCCCTGGTACGGCGCGCTGCGCCTTTCCGTGCGGAATCGCGCGGCCTCTCGCGGCACGAAGTACCTCACGAACGGGTACCACCTGCCTTCGTCGTAGAACAGCTGGCACCACGCCGCCATGTCGGTCGTGCTCGACAGGTCGAACCCGCCCCAGCAGCGAAGTCCCTGCAGGTCCTCGAGGGCGAGGCGGTTCGGCCCGGCGCAGGCCTTCCACTTCAGGATGTCGATGCTCGCCTTCGCGGCCGACGCCTGTCGGTTCAGTCGCTTGATGCGGAACTCGCCGAGCTTGCCCGGCATCGTCTTCGCCTCGGCGGCGAGAGCCCTGATCGTCGACCGCAGGACCGGGTTCGTGTCCCACAGCGGGTTCGCCTTGGGCCACTTCGACTCGTCGAAGTCGTCGTCGAGCTTGGTCCCGAGCCGATCGTCCTCCTCGTCGAGGGAGAAGATCAGCGCCAGGAAGTGGTCAGCCTCGACGCTCCCCTGCAGGATCTGCTGCGCGAACAGTCGCACCTCCGGCCACGGGCCCGGCCCCTCGAATCCCTCGGTGGTCGTGTACAGGAACAGCGGGTTGCGCCTCGCGCCCGCCGCGTCGCGCAGCACGTTCATCAGGTCGTGCGTCTTGTGTGCGTGCAATTCGTCGAGCGTGAACGCCTGTGGGTTCAGTCCGTCCTGCGTCGACGCCTTCGCGTTGATCGCTTTGAAGAACGTCGAGTTTTCGAACCGCCTGATCTCCAGGGAGTACGCCTCGATCCCGTACTTCTGTCGCATGTCGAAGCATCGCTCGACCATCGCCTTCGCGATGCGCCACACGACCTTGGCCTGGTCGCCCGTCGTCGCGGCGGCGTAGATCTGGCCGCCCAGCTCGCCCTCTTCGCACATCACGTAGAGCATGATCGCCGCGGCGAGCGTCGACTTGGCGTTCTTGCGGGCGACGGCGAACAGCGCGACGGAGAACCTGCGCATGTTCTTGTCGGCCCAGAACCCGAACAGGTTGACGATGAAGAACACCTGCGCCGGCACCAGCACGATCGTCGGCGTGTCCCACGTACCTTCGACGTGAGGCAGGCACTCGATCCACCGGCAAACGTACTCCGCCCTCGCGTCGTCGAAGAAGAACGGCTTGTTCTTCGCCTTCGCACGATCGAGGTCGCCGAGAAAACGCTTCGCGGCGAGGCGCGTCCAGATGTTGTAGCGCTCGCCTCTCGTGTCGGCGGCGGCGTGCCTCGCGTAGTCGATCGCCATCCGCACGAACTTCGGAGATGCCTTCTTCAGATCGTTGAAACGATTCTTGGGTCGACCGCCGACGTTCTTCTGTTTCGGGGTTACGCCGCGGCGCAGTTTTTTGTTTGCGCTCTTCAGCAATCGCTGCTTTCTAGTGCCGACTTTTCCGCCGCGAGAACGCGACGCTCGGACTTCGACGCTCATCTTCGACTTCGGTTTTTTAGCCACGATGACTCACCCATTTTTGAGG